GGACATCAGCAGGCCCAGCGTGCCAGCAAAGAAGGCTCCCGCATAAGACAGCATCACAAAACCCGCATGTCCATATTGCAACGCCTGGATGAGTGCGGCGAGATAGGGATAGTCTTTTGGATTTAGTTTCTTCACTTCCACACCTCCGCCAGCCAGACAACAAACGCGGCAACCGCTGGCGGCGCGATGACAAACGCGGCCAAAAGTAGTTTAGCTTTCGTGGTCATGGCATTGCTCCCGCGAATACCGATACTCCGAGATACAAACACGCGAACACGAAGGCTAGCCCCCCGCACAAAAATACGTATGCTTTGGCTCCCTCGAACAGGCAGCCGGCTTTACTGATCAGGTTCGGCGGCGGCGGCGGGATGACCTGCACCCAGCCTTTGCAGCGCGGGCATTGTTGGTATCCGATGCGGTTCGGGATGCCATCGGCTTTACAGTGTGGGCAAATGGTGGTGGTCATCGCCCCGCCTCTTGGATGATCTTGCCACAAGACGGACAAATTTTGTTTCCCTTCGCGTCTTTTTTCAACGCGACTATCCTCCGCCCGCAATGCGGACACGTCATACCACTCGAAGAATCGGGTTTACCTGACGTACCCTTGAATGGATCTCCTGGTCGATACATTTCATACTCCTTTCTACAATTGCACCGCCAACAATGCGGCGCGACAGATGGCAAGCGCGGGGGTTTTGGAAGTTGGCGATTTATCAAGATGTGGGCCAAACGCGCACAGCCACCCGCCCCTTGCAGGTTGATAATACAAATCGAAGTCCAGGTATCCATCCTTTAGCCACTCAACCACGTCCCAGGCTGCGGAAATATCGTTAGAGTATTCAGATATGGGGCGCACCATATAATCCCCGTGCTTACTCTTCATCGGTTCGTATACAGGGAATGGTTTCGAGAAACCAAAAATAAACTCTCCAATCAGCGCGTCCATTTCCCTACCTGCTTCTAACTTCAAAATTTCATCGCGTGTCATCGCTTCAAATCCTTTCTACAATTGCACCCACCCACTGCCTAAATCGCGCGCGGCGGGCGCGCGTGTTGAGAGAAATGCGCCACTTGGGGGTACATCCGCCTTCCGTGGGGAGTGGTGGAGATTGTACTGATATAACGGTGCATTCATCCCATTCCCCACACGCGCGAAGAAGGACCACCCCACCGGGTGCGTAATCTCGTTGTGATTATTTTTTACGACAATCACGCCAACCAGCGGCGCGGACAACAGCCCGACCATTTGCGCGTGTATGTCTCGATGGTCGTCCTGCACCAAATTGGGCAATGCTTTCCTGATGATGTTCTGCGTCAGGTTCTTGGCGCGGCGGTCAACCACCGCCTTAGCCACCGCCTGCCAGTAGGCCAACGGAATGTCGCTGGAAATGCGGGATGTGTACCCGTCGTCGTGGGGTAGATTGATCGTAGTGTTTACAGGCTGCCGTGCCGCCATCTCATACCGCCTGCTCTGCCATGCGCCGGGATTGACCAGCCCTTGCAAGACAGCATGACCAGCCGCCCAACCAATCAAAGCCATAATCCCGCCCACAGTAGACGGTTCGATTTTGGTTGGTGCAACGATGGCAACACCGGCGGCGGCAAACACCCCGGCGGCTATGGCTGGCGTACCCAGGAGCACGGCGCGGTCGTTCACGGGTCACGTTCTTTCTTCGTTTCCCCAACCCACTTTTCCAAAAGCTCACGAATGACTTCTGTAAGGGGTCGCTGCTCACGGAGCGCCTTGATTTTTGCTTCTTCGTAAAGCCACTGCGGGACATTGGTAACATGGATTGACACTTTGTCTTTTGCCATCGTTTAGCCTTTCGTGTTTTGGTGCTATTGTACAACAAAAAGCCGACGAATGCAACCATCAATTTACAGGTGTGCTGTTCTATGCAGAGTCCCTTAGCCGAAGGTACTCATCGCCTTTATCAGTGACATACCAGTGAGTACCTGGTTTTGCCGCATACCCCAGCTTTTCGAGGCGACGGCAAGCAGCCGAGATCGCTACCATGCCGTTGCCGGCAAGCGACCTATATGCATCAGGGCGATTGATGCGCTGCAAAACCTTTGTTTCAAATGGCGTAGGTAATCTGTCTTTCATAAGAGCCTTCTAATCCAACGAAATGTCGTTCTTTCGATCTCACCAATCCGGCGGCAATTCCGGGTACTGCGGCGCCGGCTCTACCGGCTCCGGCTCCCACGGCCACGGGGCAACCATCCCCCAGCAGGCGGCAGCATAGACGGCGAACAGGAACCCGTCGATCGCTACCCGCGCAAACTCAGCCAGCAGGTCGATCAGGTCAACGCTCATTGTGTCTCCATACAGTCCTTGTTCTATAACAAGCTAGGTTTCAATTACCACTGGACCATTTCCTTCGGCACACTCTGGACAGTGCCAAATGCCAAGCGTGCCGCCTTCGTCGTCCGTATGCTCCACCATTTCACTTTCGCAGTACGGACAAAGCAGGTTGTCGCCAAAAGCGACATGCAGAGCGTAACGAAGCACGTCACTTTCAGATGTAGTTAAGTGCGGGTTGCGTTCTTGGAGATACGCCAGGCCGCGCTGGTAAGCGGCCTGATCTTTTTCGTTGAGACGGATTTGAGCACGATTATTCTTCATCGTCAATTCCAGCCTGATCGCTGTATTGGTCGCCGTTTGCTCCTGCGGAAAGATAATCTTCCAACTTTCCGCCTTCTTCCATCCAGTCGTTGTACGCTGCGCGAAATGCACTCTGGCGGCTCGCTTCAGCTTTCTGTTCGCGTTCCGCTTCCATCTTCTCCTTGCACACAGGATGCGACCAGTGAGTAGGTCCGTAAGCGTCACTAATGGAAACTTTCAATTCGCCATCTTTGCCGCCACAATAAGAACATTCAGGCTCTTTTTTAGTTCGACCATCTCCGAAAAAATCATCTAGTGTTGACATTTCAATCTCCTTGTTTGAATTCGTACTTGACTATACTTAGTGTACTACATTGTAGTACACATGTCAAGGGGCAAACAGGCAATTGATACAATGATACATTCAACGAAATGTCGATCTATTCAACTCCGACAATTTCCACCAAACAATAGGGGCAGTCTATAAACCCCTGCTCGTCCAGCATTTCGACAATTTCTCTGTCCTCGTAAAAGCAGGACCAGTTATATTCGCCATGCCGAGCACATTCCAAAAACTCGGGCAGTTCAATACAGTTCTTGTTCTATACAAGTTTCAAGTCCGCTTCTAATTTTGCATTACCGGCTTTCGTGTTAGGGTACACACCCTTCTTCGACAACTGATAACGACTCATGTTGCAATAGTCGGTCTGGTTCGGCTGCGATACGATGAAATCTACAACCTGTTTACTCTCCCAGGGGCCATGTATGGCCTTTAGGGTTTTGTAGTCGCAAACATAATATTGATAATTTTTCCACTGCGAATAACTACTTCCGTTCATAGTTTTCCTTTCGTAGTTGTATAGAATACACGTTTATTCTTTCTCAAACCATTCCGCGATCTCGCGGCCTAGCTCAGTCAATCGCAACTGTGGCACGAGCCACAGGATCAGCGCACGGGGGATCTGGATCTCGTGCTCGATTTTGGCGATGCCGTCCGCCGCGGTACGCAGGGCGGCGGCATAGACAGCGAACAGGAACACGTCGATCGCTACCCGCGCAAACTCAGCCAGCAGGTCGATCAGGTCAACGCTCATTGTGTCTCCATACAGTCCTTGTTCTATGCGGACTTCTTCGGCCTGCCAACATCGCCCGGAATGAGACTGTCAATCTCGGACGGACGGAATAACCACGCGCCTGTACCAGTAACAGAATAACCAACACCAAAACGGTCGTGCTGAGTTCGGGCGATAGCCTGAAACCGGCGCTTGCTGATAGGATTGCGACCATCGGCAATCAACCGCTGATTGACTGCATTCATGGCATCATCACGATCCATCAGACTGGTAAGGGCGTAGTCCTGACCGGCGGTAAATGCGACCTGTGCAACCTGTTCGAGCGCATGGCGCAAGCGGTGGTCAGTGATCGAGCCTGCCCCGTGTGGGAGCAGGCTATTGACCAGATTGTCTATTCGTTGCTCATATTGTGAGCGGGCTGATTGTTCGTCCATTATCTAATTCCCATTGCAGCGTTCAGCGCGTCCTCAACCTCAGCGGCGAATTCCTGCAACGATTTTTTCAGGCTAACCTGGATTTCATAACGAGCCTTGCGATCATCAATCACGCGGCTGGCCTCGATGTCCCTGCTGAATTGTTTCATCCGGGCTACGAACTCATCACAAATCGGGAGCCACGGAATATCATTTTTGAGCTGGAAACTGAGTGCAGGAACATCGGCGTCGTACTCGTGAATGCGAACTCTATCATTGATAATTTCGGCGGTAGGCCTGAGTTGGGTTAGTTGAACCTGGTTTGTAATCATCGTTTCATCTCCTTTTGTGTTATGACTATATTATACACGATTGTGTATAGTTGTCAATAGGTAAAGGGCGATTGATACAATGATACAATTTATACATAAACGTGCATAGAATACACGTTCAATCTTCTCTGAACCATTCCGCGATCTCGCGGCCTAGCTCAGTCAATCGCAACTGTGGCACGAGCCACAGGATCAGCGCACGGGGGATCTGGATCTCGTGCTCGATTTTGGCGATGCCGTCCGCCGCAGTACGCAGGGCGGCGGCAAGGCGGGTACTGTGGATGACAAAGCCGGTGCGCTTCATAGCGTCACCGCCTGTATCCTTCTCGCAATCCATTCCACAACCGGCACGGCTACGGCATTGCCTAGCATCCTGTACCGGGTGCTATCGCTAAAGCCAGCCGTCCAGTCATCGGGGAAGCCCTGCAAGCGTTCGCACTCCAGCGGGGTAAGGCGGCGGACGCCTGTTGAAATAACCTTGTGTGGTCTAGCGTGTTCCAAGCTATTCACAACGGCGTTGGGCTTGAAATATACATGTTCCTGCGCGGTCGACGAGTGTCCATCGCTTTGAATGGCCCTTACCCTGTCGGGTTCGTCAACCCACCTGTCTATCCGGTCACTGGACACAACCGGCAAAAGCGTCTGACTTTCCGCGTCATATCGGTTGTTTTTGCTGTTCAGGCCGTAGGCAACCAACCCGCCGCTATCCCTGAAACCGCTGTGAGCATCGCCGTTATGGGTAAGCGTGGGGGCTAAGTCATCGAACGATGAAGCCCCGTCTCGATCGGCATTGAAGGCAATATAATTCTGCTGTTTCATTCCGGGCTCAGCGGCGAGAGCTCCCGCTATCTGACCATCGCCATTCATCAGCCGCACTTCATCACGGGTGTTCTGCTGGAAAGCAACTGCGGGCGGGTGATCTTGGGCTAACGAATCGGTAACTCCAAATGAATGGATTGGACCTTGTGCGTTTGTCTGGTTTGTACGAAAGGCAACAAGGTTACTTGGTCTGCTTGGTCTGTTCTCACCTTCGGCTCGAAGCGGCTTTATTCCTTCTCCCCAATATCCTTGCCCACTTTCTCCAAAGCCTGTCGCAACATCGGCGGCAACTCTTTCCCCCGTTTCTCTGCTCGGCGGAGTATCCCTTTCGCCGCTTTCGCGCTCAAATAATACTTGCGCGGCACGTCTCGGGTCTCCAAGACATCCGACAATGAACACACGGCGGCGTCTTTGGGCCAGTCCGAAGTACTGAGCATCAAGCACCCGGTAGGCCCACCCATAGCCGAGCTGGGCCAGCCCTCCGAGAAGTATTCCCATGTCTCGCCCTTCGTTACTTGACAGTAATCCGGGGACGTTTTCGATAACAACCCATCTCGGTTGATTGACTTCAATAATTCGATGAAACTCAAACCATAAGCCTGACCGTTCGCCAGCCAATCCAGCGCGCTTTCCAGCCACCGATAAGTCCTGGCATGGGAAGCCACCGCAAATAATGTCTGCTGCGTCTCTTCCAATATCTTTGACATCTGTGTATCTCCTTGCGTTCGGGAACCTTTGCTCCAATAGTTGCAGGCAGTTCTTATCGATCTCAGCCTGCCAGACGGTATTGATCCCCGCGTTCCGAAACGCAAGGTCAAACCCGCCTATGCCCGTGAACAGGGAACCGGCTTTCATAGCGTCCGCACTCTGCCGCACACACCACAGGTAAAAAGTTTCTTGCGGATCATAATCCCCGAGAAGCGGACGAAGTAATGCACCGTCTTGCAGTTGCAGTCCGTGCAGCGCAACGGCTGCGGCATTACTGTTAGTTCCGGCGCCAACTCCGGCGTTACCTGTTTCTTTTGGGGTGGTGTGTATGTTTGTTTCATGTTAGGCTCCCTACGAATAGCGGCAACATCACGTCTGTTGTCGTGCGCTCCCGTTGCAATGCGATGTAATCCATGTTCAACTCTAACCCAACGTAGCGCCGGCGCAATCGTATCGAAACTTCGCCGGTTGTGCCGGAACCGCTGAAAGGATCCAAAACGATGTCACCTTCACGCGAACCGGCAAGGATGCAAGGCTCGATAAGTTTGGGTGGGAACGTGGCGAAGTGGGCGGCGGCGTAGCTTTTTGTATTGACGGTCCAGACATCGCGCTTGTTGCGGCCCGCTTCTGTTTCAGGGGAATAAGTTCTTCCAAAGTCATTCCGCAACACACCGTCATCCCTAGAAGCGTGAGACATTATCTGACGTGGCGTTGACCTGTTTCTTGCGATACTCGATGGTGATGTTATCTCTTCTTTTATCGCGTCCGCATCGTAGAAATAGCGCGGCGATTTACTCAGCAAGAATATCTGCTCATGGCTTTTCGTTGGCCTGTCTGTCACGCTTTCGGGCATGGGGTTGGGCTTGTGCCAGATGATTTCTGAGCGCAGATACCAGCCGTCCGCGCGTAGGGCGAAGGCTACCATCCAGGGGATGCCGATGAGGTCTTTGGGTTTCAGGCCGTCAGTCGCCGGAACCCCGCCGCCACCCCAGCGCTTCGATGTCCTATCCTTCGCTCTGTTTATCTCGAAGAACGAACCTTTATTCGTGGTCTGTTTGTCGCTTTTGCCCCCCTGCCCCGGAGTTGTGCCGGCGTATGAGTCACCTAAATTAATCCAACAAGTGCCCGTATCGGCCAGCACGCGCCACACTTCGCGGAACACGGCAACCAGTTTTTCCACATAAAGCTCAGGCGTTTCTTCCAGGCCAATCTGCCCGTCTACGTTGTAATTTCTAAGGCCAAAATACGGCGGCGATGTAACGCACGTTTGCACCGTGCCATTCGCCAGCGGGATGTGTAATGCGTCCGCGTTGAGTATCATGTCATGCTCCCTTCGCACCGCGCTTCAACGTACGTCATTTCATCATCCGGTATCTTTTCGTACACCGGCAACCCATTCTTGTCGAATTTTTCCAGCGCCACGCGGGTGACAAAATCATGCTCACTTTCGTACCGGATCGCTTCAAACAGGTCATCAATCACCCGGTCGAATAACGCGCCGGACACTTCGTACATGTGGGGCAGGATGATCAGCGTTGTCATTCCAGCACTTCCAACGTATCGGGGTGTACTAGGCCAGGCAAAGTTTCATCGTCTCGAACATTCCACTTTGCGCCTAGCTGTTTCATCTGCTCTACTGGCGGAGGTAGTTCCCCGCCGTGCGCCTCGATGTACCCGCGCACTTCCGGCAATGCGATCTGTCCGCGCTGGGTGCGCTCTAACAGTTCGTTGTATGCTTCGATGTAACGCATCCGGTCAGATACCGGATTGGTGGAATGCCCCAGTGTCCGCAATCCACCCAGCAAGTCGGCAACCTTTACGATCATCGGGTGTATATCGGGCGGCCAGCCGCCGAACATCGCCTTCCGCGTTGCTTCCCAGCCTTCGTATGCGCTGGGCGTTTTGTCAATCGCTCGATTGATCTCCAGCACCGCGCCGCGTATCTCACCAACAGACGGCGCAAACTTCCGGCCCGGCTCGCTCACCGCCTGCAACGTCGCCGCCTTTAGCAGGTCCGCCGGGATGTCTCGCAGTGTTTGATAGTAGACTTCCGTTGTCATTTCGGACGGGCTGAAATTCGGGTAAGCCGCTGAAATGACAGCAACAATCTGGGCTATATCGTTTTCATTCGCCATGAGCCTGCTCCGCTTGTTTCTTCGCCAGCCATGATTGCGCTACGGTCACGCCTTTGGGTACAGCGTTCGCTGGCTTGTATCCGTTGCCGTTCGGGATCACACCGGGAACCGCCCACTCAGACAGCCACTTGACAGATACGGGCTTATATCCACGGTCGCACCATTCCCGGAAGAATGGCGCTAAATCTGCGGCGGTCGCTTCCCTTCCCAGGCGGTCGCCTACTTTGTCCACGGAAACAATAACCGTAAACTGTGAGCCGGTAGACGGGTAACGGCGCGTAACTTCTTTGAAAAGAATGATCTGCGGGATCTGGTTTGCCTTTAGCGGCGCATCAGCGCGCTTTGACTTTGAAGATGACTTTGACTTTGAGTTATATGTAGGAGTCTCGTCCTGTGCTTGAACCTGGTTACTATCCTGGTTAAGACCCTCGTTAAGACCCTGGTTATCACCCTGGGGAATTTCATCATTTTCTGAGGGTAGTTGTTCGTGACTACCCTGGTTTCGCGGGTTTCTAATCTCCGCTCCATAGTTGCGCGGGTCTTTCCACTCCATAATGTAAATATTTTGTGAGTGCTGTTTTTGTACCGTGCGGATGTAATCCAATTCTTCCAGTTTTTGCCGCTGGCGTCTCAGTGTATCGACGGGCATACACATATCGGCGGCCTCTTCCCGGTCCTTCCAGTCAAATGCTATGCCGGTTTCCCAGTCTGCGCGGTCAATGATGTGCATGAAAAGCCAGACGCATTCGCCCATTCTCGATCTGTGTTTTGGATCTTCCGATAATCCACGCTTGAGATATATCCAATGTTTTTTAGCCATCACTCACCGCCCTTTGCCTTACGGCTGATAAGCACACCGATACCGATCTGCCCGATGGTGATGCCGGTAAAACTCAACTCGCGGATACCGTTCAGGAAGCGGATTGTTTTCAGTACGGGCGCGTTCAGCCAGAAGCTAATCCCCAGCTTGCCTGTGCCGATGTAGTGGGTCTGTTCGCTCATCTCGCACCGCCTGCCGCTTTGCGGTCATATTCAGCCATCAGTTTATCCAGTACACCAAAAGACACATCCTTTAATTTTTCTGCGTCTATTTGCAACTCTTCCGCAATGAGTTCAAGGTATGCGTTCAGGGTTGTATACGGAACACCGGCGGCAACAAATGTATGTATTGCTTTTCGGGTCTTGTAGTAATTCACTTCCCCCGTTCTCTCTGTTGTATCGTTCATCGTTCACTCCTTCGGCCCGTTCTTCGTTGGCAGCGGGGCCAGTTTTATGATTGCTTACAAACTTCTTGATCTATGACAACATTGTGATAATCAAACCGCCAACGACAAAGCCGACCACCACGCCCCAAGCAAAGCAAGCCACAAGCCTTAAGCGCAAACCTTCTTTGGTGAGCGTAACCGTATTCTCTTTGACGGCTAGAAACTCCTCAAAGGATGGCCCTGCTAACGTGAAAACATTGTATGCAGATACGGCATTTATCAATGTCTCCTGCTGTTCTTTGCTTAGACTATTCCAATATTTTTTGGTTATCGTTGCCACGGTTCACTCCTTTCTGCAATCTTCTTTAGTAATTCACCGGCAATCTGTTCATCGTCCTCGCCGTACGGGTTGTCAGGCGCGCTCTTTATAAGCTGAATTGCCTGCATCGCCTTAGCCTCAGCACTTTCTAATACCTGTTTACGCAACTCTTGATTTTTGAAAAATTCAATAGCGGATGCAAGACCGCCACCGGGCGGGACAGCTTCAAGGGCGATAAATCGAATAATCAGTTTCGTAACGTTCGGGCCATGTTTGCTCATGGTTCACCTTCCGTCATCTCCTCAACAACCAACAACAGTTCGTGCATGGCCTTATCGTGGCTGAATTCATCGTCTTATCCTTCCTGCGCGGGTTGTTCGATCAGATACACAAGGCAGGCACGGATACTAATTTGCCCGTTGTACCCCAACCTGCGATCCATTGATATAAAACGCGGCTTGCCCTTGGTGACTTCGACATCCGCCCATTCGCCGGTAACTGTGAGAATTCGGCCCGAGAACGTACCCTTCCAACTGTCGCGGATTTTGTACTCTTGTCCAACCACCGGAACGGCATCAGCCGGCTTGCCAGCAATTACCCAATTCGTGTCCATCGTCTTATCCTTCCTGCGGCTACCATGGCCAATGCAGGCCAATGACAAATTTGGCAACCTGGATATTGATGATGTCAAAAAATCGCGCTTCGGTGTTGTACTCTAGCAGGTTGATTGACACTAGTTTCAGCGACTCGCCGCCGAACCAACCAATTTCAAAGTTCAATTGTCCAAGTCGTATCCATAAACGAGTACCCATTCGTTCAAACATGATCAGCTCCTTTCCCTAGAAAGCAAATCGCCCGTATTTGTCCTAGTGTGCTGGCACTAGTGCGCGAAGCGCTGAACAAATACGGGCGTTGCTTACCGATTGATTGTATCAAAAAACTTCGCGTCTTACTAGTGCCAGCATCTAAGATTATACTCATTTTCGCGTCCGTGTCAAGCAACTCACCGCAATTACCACCAGCGCCACGCACACCAGCGCGAGCACAGCAGCAGCCTGCGGGCCGGTCATTTCGTTAGCCCCACGCAGCCGGGAGCAAACCAGACGGGCTTGTATCCATGAGCGCGCCAAATCTCAAAAGCGCTTTGACAACACGCGCCGGATGCGGCATACATCGGATACGGCCATTTTTCCACCTGCTCCACCATGCCGTTCTTGCGCAGCTCGGGAAACACTTTCCAGAAATCCGACATAAACGGCAGGCTTTCGCGCCCCCACTGGCGCGGCACGAAAAGGCCGTCGATGTCCAGGATCACCGGATGCGCTCGGGCAAAATAGCAAATAGCCTGCTCGTAGAGGTTCATTCGTCGCAGCCGTTCGAGCAGCGCGGCGAGCCAGGGTGTGCGAAATACATCTCGCCACCGCACCTGCAGTAGCGCGGGCAGAACATACCACTGCCGTCATCGATCATGGGTACAAAGTTGATGAGTGGCTCAGCAATTGGCACGGCCTTTACCGGCGCAAACGCTACCAGCGGGATGATCACCGCCAGTAGCACCTTGGCGGACTGGTCGCCCATGTTGTGCTTACCGCAATGGAGTTTGAGTATTTCCAGCCAGTCATCGAGCAGCGCCTTGTTGTCGCTGTGCTGGGCGGCGTAGAACTCATCAAAGAAGTTTGCCTGTTCCTGTTCGGGGGTTATTTCTGCCATCGTATAATCCTTTCAAATGATTGCTGTTGGGGCGGTTGCCCGCCCCGGTCGCTGGCATGGTTTTGACGCAGGGTATAAATACCTGCTGCGTACCATCGCGCCGCCAGTAAACGCGTAATGGCTAATGCTTCGGGTCGTGCGGATGAAACCCGGTCTCGTCCTCATCGCCGTCCGGCGCGTGATCTATCGCGTAAAAGACGGCCAGCGCAACCAGTAGCCAGAGACCAACAACGATATAGCCGATGTTCATCTCGTCACCTTTCCAATCAACTCAGATGCTTTCGATTTAGGCCAGCGCGGGTCATCCTTCCGATATGTGCGGTAGCGCATTTTCCGGTCAACAAACGGCACGTTCGTCAACCAAACTAACACGTCGTCCGTCATGACCGTTTCCACACGGGCGCTGTAGCCGTCGGGGGTGGTCAGGTATTGGCCGCGTTGGAAGTTCATCGCGTCACCTGTTGATGCACAATGGAATTAACGAGCTGACGACTCATTTTGTACGCTCGGGCTACGTCAACCTGTCTCATTCCGCTTGCAACCATTTCTCTGATCGTTTCGTCACGGACAAAGTTGACCGGCTTGTTTCCGCTGTGTTGTTCACAGTATCCTGTTTCAGATAGGCCATTCAACGGCGCATTGCAGGCGCGGCAGTTGTAGTACAGGGGTTTAGCGTATGTAGCTACGCGGCACATTGTGGTATTCATCGCACCAGCAGCCTTGTAATCACTTCGGGGTTGGCGATCGCGATGCCGATCAGCAGGACCAGGATGCCAAAGAAAATGTAGATCAGGTTGGTTATCATATCCAAAAATGTTTTCATGCTATAATCCTTTTGTATTTGGAGTACCGCTTTCCCGTCTTTGCGGGTGCTCCCACCCGCCGCCGCAGGTCCGAGCCAAGTTGGACCTGCGGCATTGTTGAGGGGGTTAGAACGGTATATCGTCCTCAGGCGGTATTTCGCCGCCGACTTCTTGCGCGGCTGCTACCATATCGGAAGCGTCACCACGGGATGACAGGAAGCGCACCAAAGACGCGGACAACTCGAAAGATGCGCGGGGGGGATCACCCCACAGGCGGGGGCTTCCGTTGCTCCAATCGGCCTGTAACTGGCCTTTGACAAAGACAAAATCACCTTTGTGTACGCGCTCGTTGCAAATCTCAGCCAGTTTGCCGAATACCTGGATGCGGTACCAAATCGTGCGCTTGATCCACTCGCCGGTATTCTTGTCTTTGTAGCCACGATCTGCGGCTAAAGAGAAAGATGTAACGGGGTTGCCGTTGTTGAAGTAGCGCATTTCTCCATCGGTCCCGGCGCGGCCTAAGATTTCGGTTTCGTCGTGTGTGTAGAATGACATTGTTCCTCTATGCGTTCAGCGAATTGGCAAACGCCTTAGCGTCTGCGATGGTCAGGTTGTCGGCGATCTTGCCCGCTTTGTGGGCATCCATCAGGGCTTGCATTGCGGTCGCCTTATCCAGCTTCTTTGTCTTTGCGACTACTTCCGCGATCTCGTTACTGCCCCAGTAGTAGGCCTCTTGCGCACCCATCAGGTCGTCAACAACTTCGGCGGCAAGTTTCTCCGGTTTCTTGAATGCGTCGTCAACGGTTTGATCTTCAAAGCCGGGGGTAATTTCGCCGTCCACAATCTCGCCGTCACCCTCTTCGACTGTGAACTGTGCGCTTCCGAACTCGACGTCATAGCGCATCTTGAGTGCGTCAGCTTCGGCGCGTTTCTTTGCCCGGCTGTGCAGGGACATCTTGCTCTTTTCAGCAGGCCACGCGATGCCAATGCCCACCACCACGGGCGGCTTTCCCACCATCTCGATTGCTTCCTTGTAGGGGATGCCGGAATCCGTCAGGTTGTGGATTGCCTTACCGTATGCCCCCATATTGGACGCGTCCCGCAATTCACACTCGTACACTACCGCGTGCTCCTGAGTGGCGTTGTACTTCTTTGCATCCACAAGCGTGAAGTCCAGCCAGTAGCTTGAGTTTTCCGCTGCGGCGGCGCGGCGGGCTGCCTTGCGCAGCCCCTTGATGCCAACCATCACGCCGTACCACTGGCCGGTATCCTGGCGCTTGATGCCCCACACTTCACCGTTGAACGGGTCAAGGCCGTGCGCGTGCGCGATCTGTGCAACTGCAAGGGCTTCCCCTTCTGAGAAGGCTTGTGCGCTCGGCATCATCTTTCGGAGCCGGTCGCCTAGCTCCTTGATCTCGTTGCGACCACCGTACACTGTCAACTGCGTATCTTGTGCTACCATTTTCAAATACTCCTTTCGTTAGTCCCGAAGTACATCGGGATAGTTACCGCGCACTCATGCGCGGGGAATCACTAGAATTCGATTTCTTCAACTTGCTCAAGCCACTTCCGATCCGAATTCAGGCTGGGGCAAGCCCACGGCCACCGTCAACTTGCTCGGCTCGTATTCCTGTGGTGCCAGTTCTTCGCCGCAAACAGGACAGTTCCGATGCTCGTTGCCGTCCAGGTCGTAGAACGTAACCACGTTCATGATCAGGGCGCGAATATAAGTCTCTCTGCATTTCGTACATTGTTTTTCTGCCATCACTACATCCTTTCGGGGTACAGGTCGGCCAGCGCAAACGCGTACTTTAGCGCCTGGTTCTCCATTTCGTCCGCGAATTCTGGATCTCGTTCGCGTTCGCGTTTAGCGGCTGCGCACAGTCCATCGTAATGCTCGGCGTAGTATTCGCCGGTCTCTTCGCGGGTCCATACTGCGGCGCGCCCTTCGAGCTCGCGCTCTAACTGTTGTCGGGTTGGGTTGTGGTACATGTGTCACTCGCTTTCTGTTTGCTAAAACGTCCAGTGGGTCCAAGGATCTGCCCTACACGCTGGCGCCGGATGTGCCAATGATCGGCGATCTGTTGCAGCGTCCAGCGCAGTACAAGGCGCTGATGTCTCATCTGTTCGTTTCTTTCGGTGAGGGGTGGGTTCACAGAATTACCCCCTTGTAATTTGTCAAGAGTTCGTGTATGATTGAAGTAGGCAAACCCACAACACAATACACCGCTGCTCTCACGAGCCAACCGACGGAAATCGGCGAGGTGTATTTTGCATGTAGGGCGGGGGTGTATAGTTCTAAGGCAGCCATCGCGTTCAATTACTCCTTGGAGCGTGATTGGTGAGGGCGACCCCGATAAGCTTGGCAGCGGTAGGGGTCGTCCGGCTTTTTAAGTTACTTGCGTTCTATTCCTTGTTCTCTTAGGACTGTACGAACCCATTCATGTGAGCATTTGCCGTATGTCCTTTTGACTTCGGCGGCGATCTTTCGCAGGCCCCAGGTAGGGTATTGCTGTGCCAGCCTGACAATCGCCGCGTCTCGTTCTCGTTCCAGTTCGTGAATGTTTTTGCTCATGACTCTATTATACGGATTTCCTTTTGGTTGTCAAGTAATTGACAGGCATTACCCTGGTACTATCCAAATTTTGGATGCTCTCGGACAGACTGAACGCATCGGTTGCGGTGTTTCCATCGTCCTACTCTTCGTCTTTGATGTTGCTGGTGTCGATCCCGTTGCGGTTCAGGATATTCTTCAAAGTTTGCACCGTCGGCTCTTTCCCAACCATGCGCCTCAGGTTCGGCAGGGTGCGCCGGTATCTCTCTATCTCTTCTTCCGGGTGTAATGATAAAACGTTGTTCCAGTAATTCATGACGATCAGGACCCGGGTCGCTTCGAGAAAATCATTTAAGCTGAATTCTCCTGTCTCCATCATCTCTTGAAAAATCTCCTCTAGCCGTTTCATTGTCGCTGCCTCCATCTAAAATTTAGATGACAGCATGCGCTATCATATTCGATTATATCTCAGTGCCTATTCAATTGTCTCAGATTGTGGGGCTGTCCAGGCGGGTGTATGTCGTGGGGGGCAGCGACGCGTATTGTGCCGGTGCTCCCCCAGCGGCAATGATCATTATAGCCAGTAATAAATTAAGTTGTCTTTACAAATTGTTAGGGTTTCTTAGCAGTAAAACCCATGTCAAAAAACATGACGGTGAGAGATAAAAAAAGTTATGGGATTGTACCTTGCAGTTTTGTTAAGTGCAAAACTCCCCCCGGGGGGGGAGTTTGCGTAATCACGAGCGGTACTCCAAATGTGATTATACCACTTTGCTAGGTGGATTGGTGCTTGACAAGCGGCGCGAAATCAGTATAATGAAATTGTCTGGGTTCGCGGTTCGTGTTTTTTAAATAGCAAGTGTCACATGCAGGCCCCGCCAATCAGCCGCAACCCAGACAGGTAGCGACCGGCGGGGCCTGCGCCTTAGAAAGAAGGCAATCATGAAAGATGTACGTTGGCAAATTGGTTGTCAGTTTGGAAAACACGGCGAACCGTTCTTGTGGCATGGTAGCGGAGATGATGACGTTGACATAGCTATTATGCAGCTTATCAACCTGGCAAGCGATAATCCTAAGTTGGCACATGAAGCCTGTGAGTTTATTGATGCCTGCAAAAAAGACGCCGTTGGTAAGCAGCCCACCCCCGCGCCCGAGCAGGATCAATCACCGCCCGCAAACGTGATAAGTGAACGGGCTTTTGATTAGGAGATAAACGATGGATGAGGATGAAAAGAAAATTGTTGCAGCGCTAGAAATGATTGCACAAAACATGATAGATGATGCAAAGAATTTCGATGGCAAGCCATTCACCGGGCGTACCGTTGTCGAAAGTTTTGGCAATCAGGGCGCGGCTATTGCCGCTCTTGCAATCATAGTCATGTCGCTATTTGAAGCCGCGCCCGAGCAGAAATAGGGCGACGCCCGGAAGGTGAAAGATGAAAAACGAAATTGGTCAATATATCGAAGGCGGCGAACCCGCTAGAATGTTCGGAGATAATGTTATTGTTTTCTCCGAGATGCAGGTCAGGGCAATCGTTCTCCGCGTTCTACAATCCGCCCAGCCGACTGGCTGTACATGCCGCGAGAAAAACGGCGCACCGGGGGGGAAGGTCGTCCATGATAAAAACTGCCCCAATGCCCCCAGCGGCTAACACAGACCGTTGGCAACAAAAAACCGCCGCATGACGCGGCGGTTCTCCTGCCCTGGCAGCGGCGGGCGGGATGGGGGGTTACCTCACTTTCCAGAAAAGCACATTCAAATTCGATACTCTTATATCTCCGTCTGTCCCGTTGACGATCCGGCACATAAATCCCTGCGCTGCCGAGTCGCTAATGATTGCCCCGCCCGAAACGTGGACATTTTGCGTTCCGGGCAGATCGCCGCCGGTATTCCAGGGAATACGGTTTTCTGCAAACGTAACCGCGCCAGCGTTTGCGACGTTCATCCACAGAATTTCCAGCTCTACCCATCCATCCGTCGGTACGCTGGTCCCAGCTGCGACGCTTGCATAGGCCCAGATGATATACCAGGACTTCTCCGGCGCGATCCAGGCGGGGTAAGCCGAACCCCCGCCGACCGTACCTGCCACTAGGCCGGTAAAGCCGATATTTAGCCCGTAGCCGTATCCAGATCCCGCGTGAAGGTAGGAACTTGTAGCGATGTCGGTAGCCGCGTAAGCGGCAGAGTACACGTGCTTCATGTTGTAGGTCAGCGGCGCGGCTTCCGGTGTCCAGAATATCGGCGTAGAGCCTACACCGCCCGATCCATCGCTCCCCCCACCCAGCACAGACGCAAAAAATTTTGCTAATCGCACCTGTTCGTATGCGCTGGCCGGGGTATACGTGGTCTCGTTCCGCTCCGCGTTGTATTCCGCCCGCTCGATGAAAAATGAGCCGATGGCCGAAAAGCCGCCAAGCGTGCTTGGTATGTCCTTCGGTTTCGCCCATACTGCCGTCTTGCACTCTTTATCCGGCACGATCTGCCCGAGCGGGGTTTCGAGTTTCCCATCCCCGCGCCACAGGTAATCCGGCGCGTTGGTCGGCGGTTCCGCGCTGCGCTCGTACACGTGCAGGTAGCGAGCCCGGTCCACCCGCGCTAGGAGTGGCCTTACGTTGGTTGTCCCGGCGTTGAGCAGTTGATTGATGTAGGTCAGCGCGGTACTATGCCCGTCCCGGTTCTCGTTCGACGTGATCCCGGCTGTGGCTTCAATAATCGACCCGGCGAAAAACTGCCCGGCGCCGGTCACCATTGCGCTAATCTGCGTGGTGTTCTCGGTGTTGGTCGTGTCCGCGTCTGTGTAGTATTTCCAGCCGAGCGTGTTATACCAGCCGTAGCACTCGGCTTCAATATCTTGACCGCCCCCCGAGAATGGCATTTCTTCGCGCGCGTCCTGGTGGTCTACCAGGTACAGGCCGCGCGATTGCTCCGCTTCGGTCTGCGTTGCGTTGGTGTTGTTGAGCCGGATCTCTTTCTGCCCGTACTCGCTGATGCTGTTCGTGTCGCTCCCAGCGGCAGTATCCCCATCAGCGTAGGCAACAATCACGTAGTTATACAGCTCATCCAGGCCTAAGCCGATGCGCTGTTTGTTGCCGTTCGGGACGGTAACTTTGTTGACGTAGCCCCACCACAGGCATTGCCCTTCATCCCATATTTCCACCGGCGCGCGGAGTAGCTTCATCGTTTCCCAGCGGTCGGCGCCAAGAGACAGGCGCAAATAGGCGTGCTCCGGCCCACCGATCATGTGATGGCTGTAGCGTTCCACCGTCACGGCCACGGAGGGGGGCAAGGGCAGGGCGTTCGAGAAATCGCGGTTGTAGAAGATAACGTTCATAGTTCCTTTTTGTATCGAATAGTCATTCAAAATTGGTACTTGACAAACCCAACGATAGGTTATATAATGTAGTCATAGCAAACAAGGAGATGACAAGATGACTACAATCACAAAGACAATCACCAGCAAGACCGGCAAGCAAATCGACCTGACCATCAATATCGAAAATGCCAAAGTTACCGGCGCCGCATTGCACAACGGTCAGACATGGCAGGTAACTGGTTTCGCAATCGTCCAGGGTCGCCAGTGCTTGACCATCAAGAACGGCCCCGCGCCCTACCTGCCGATTGACAAATACCTGTACAGCGAGATCGAAACCACTGCAAAGGCTCAGTTTTTCGCAAACGACGAAAACGCCGCCTGGGAAAACGTCAGTAAGCTCGAAACGGTCTACCGCAGACTTGTCAACCGCAACGACAGCAACGTCGATGTAATTGAGGCTCAGGGCGCATACGAAACCGCGCTGGACGACTTCGCAGCGAAGTATCCGCAGAGCATCTACATCAAATCTACCCGCGTCCACTACAACGATGGCGCAACCAATAACCCCTGGACAAACTAACATGAATGAAAAACATTACCTCCACAAAATCGAGTTAGCCACAAGACACACAGTGATCGTCATAGACAACAACGAAAAACCGGAAACTACTTACACCTATCTCAACGACGCTCCAATTATGGCTGGCGGAAAAGCAGCATCAAATAAAAACTACTGGACGCTTGGTCCTGTAGACACGGAAAACGAAGCAGAAGTTTTAGCTCTTGCCATTGCAGAACGCTACGGCTATGACGTGATGACAAATGGCAAATTGCTTGGCTTGCCTTATATGGGCAAGCCTGGAAAATGGGTGACAGCATCAGAGGCCGCCGCCGCGCTTGGCCGGATCAAGAGCGACAAAAAAGCGCATGCATCGCGAGAAAATGGAAAAATGGGGGGGAGACCAAAGGTGAGCAATGCCTAAAAAGTTATTGGGGAAAAATGTATACGACGCCGCGGTTGAGCGTATCAATTACGTGTTCAACCATTTCCCACGTGTCTATTTGTCCTTTTCTGGTGGCAAGGATAGTACAGTGATGCTACACCTGGTCGCCGATGAAGCCAGGCGGCGCGGGGTTAAATTCGGATTACTCTGCATTGACTTCGAGGCGCAGTACCGGCACACCTATGAGCACGTAGAGCGCATGTTTGATGAGTACGGTGATTGCACGGAGCCGTACTGGGTAACACTTCCGATCTCTCTTGATAATGCAGTATCAGAATATCAGCCGCGCTGGATCTGCTGGGAAGATGGGAAAGAATGGGTTAGACCCAGGCCAAAAAACAGTATTGGGGATCAGAAGTTTTTCCCGTTTTACACATACGCGATGGAATTTGAAGAGTTTATCCACTATTTCGGGATGTGGTACTCAAACGGGGAGCCAACAGCGGCCTTTATCGGAATTCGCACAGAAGAAAGCTACAACCGACATTTGAAGTTAGCGGTCAGGCACAATCGAGAATTTCACGGCAATCATATGTGGGCGCTCAAACAAAAGGCAACCGGGCAAGAGATTTATTCCATCCATCCAATCTACGACTGGAAGGTAGAGGACATCTGGCGCTATCATGGAAAGTTTGGAAAGCCGTATAACAAGATTTATGACCTGATGCACAAGGCGGGTTTGTCCCTGTATCAAGCTCGCCTGTGCCAGCCGTATGGAGTAGACCAGCGCAAGGGTTTGTGGTTATTCCATATCCTTGAGCCCGATACCTGGTCAAAGGTTGTAGCGAGAGTCAATGGGGCGAACAGCGGCGCTGAGTTCGTGAAATACAGCGGAAATATTTCCGGTCAGATCAAAATCTATAAGCCGGAAGGGCATACATGGCAAAGTTTTGCAATGCTCATCCTGAAGTCCATGCCGCAAAAGCTGGCCGATCATTACGATAACAAAATTTTTACATTCATCGGTTGGTGGACACAAAAAGGCGGCTATTGGGATGACGATGGCAACTTTCACGGGATGTACGGTCAAATCCCCGATGAAGTCGATCCAAAGCTAGAGGCACACAAAAAAGCGCCGTCATGGAGAAGGATTTGTAAAGTATTGCTGAGAAGTGATTACTGGTGCAAGGGCTTGACGTTTGTACCAACCCTGTCACCGCATTATGACCGCTATCGCGCATACATGGCGAGGCGGAAGCAACTGAGAGGATACATACCACTATGGAAACGATAAACTTTCAAAACACAGGATGGATGCAGCAGATCAACGCAATTCTGATGAACGAAATTGCCGATTTGCCAGAAGATGAGCGCATTGATGCAATCAACGCAATCAGGATTGCATTGCACGAAATTAGCCCTTTCAAGAACGAGCCGGTTGATTGTGTAATTTGGGTTCCCGGTGATTCCGTGTTTTCAAACGACTACAACCCGAACAAGGTTGCGCCGCCAGAAATGCGATTGCTTGAAACAAGCATTGTTGAGGATGGGTTTACACAACCTGTTGTCACCTGGGTTGAAGATGGAAAACGCGAAGTGATTGATGGATTCCACAGAAACCGCGTCGGTCAAGAGTGCAGCGAGATACGCCAAAGAATTCGCGGGTATCTGCCTGTTACAACTGTAAACGAAAACAGGCATGACCGAGGGGATAGGATAGCATCAACTATCAGGCACAATCGCGCCAGGGGCAAGCATCAAATCTCTGCCATGAGTGACATTGTTGTCGAGTTGTCCCGCCGGAATTGGTCGGATGTCAAGATCGCAAAAGAGCTTGGTATGGACGCCGACGAAGTTTTGCGTCTGAAACAGATCACCGGGCTTGCAGAGATGTTCGCCGATGAAGAATTCTCGGAAGCTTGGGAAATTTCAGAATGAAATATTGGGAATGACAGGCGGCTTATTGTCACCTGTCATTCCCTGTTGTTTACGAAGTTTGAATGATTATTCGATTGTTAAAGTCCTGCCCCGCATCTCTGCGGGGTATTTCGTTATAGGCTATTCCGGCGCGGCCTGTACCAAAGTTTTATCGTCCACGTCTGATCAACCTTCGCCAGCCCGTTTTCGTCAGCGGTCAGGAAGTACAGCTTTTGCACCGCGTTCGGCGTCAGCAAAATAGGCCCGCCGTAGCCGGTGAACTCGGCGATAATGTCGGCGCTGGTGTCTGTCCGGTAAGTAAAGCCTTCGGTATCATCATGCGTGAAGTACTCCTGGTAGGCGATCCCCACATCCACCGATACAAACCGTTTCCAGCCGTTATCGCCGGAAATCGCGCCAAGCATTAGATAATCAAGCGCGATGGTATGTTCCCCGGCGGTATTACGCAGCGCATATAATTTCAGATTGACCCCCTTGAGATTGGCTTGCCCCGCCAGGTAGGGGGGTAGTCGGAACGTGTCGAGCCAGTGAAGCCCGCGCAGGTCAGGAATAAGCGACAAATTCCCGGTATACAGGACAGACGATGTACCTTCGAGTTTCAGCCGCAACCAAACGTTTGTGTACGGGAATGCAGCATCCCAGCGGGCGAGAATGGCAAAGCGCCCACCGGCCATATAATCGAGATCCGCGCTTGCCAGCGCCCAGGTCGCTACCAGCGTTTCGGTGGTCGCAGTCCAGGCGATAGACGCGAAGAAATCGCCGCTGTCGGTAGCGTCGCCAGTGTCCGTGATCCCCGCGCCGGTGGCATCTTCGCCCTCGAGAATATGATCTAAACTCGCGGGTGTCGAGTGGACGTTGTGGAATACATAAATCTCGTCTGTCTCGTCCGCCCCGTTTTTGCTGTTATACATTTGCAGCTTGATTGGCGCGGGCAAATCCCCAACCACGTCAGCGGCCTTGATGGATACCCAATTCTCCGCCGTCGCGTCGTTGGCGTTGGTGATGGTGATCCCGGCTGTGTCGTCCGTTGCGCTGGCGTTGGTCAGCGGGATTTGTGTCAATGCGCCTTCCCAGAACGGCTGGCGCGTCCATTCGATTTTGAGCCTAAAACGGGTGTCGTATTGCCACGGCCCTAAAATGGTATTATGCAGGATCACCCCGCCGGTTTTCACGCGGCTGCGCCAGGCTGTCCCGCTCGTGCCCGGATCGAATTCGATGTAGACCTTCGGGCCGGTTTCGGTGCGCTCGTAATTGCGCGCCTGCTCGAACAGGCGGTTAATCGCCTGGATGTTGGCGGTATTTGCGGAGGCGGTCGAGACGAAATCGACTTCCGCCACTTCCTGTATATCTTCCCCGTTCATGGAGATACGCGGCTCGTAGCGGATCAGCTTCATATTATCGCCGCTTGAGAATGTCTTGGTGGTCGTGCCGTCCGTGATTCGGAGTACACTCGTTGTCATCGCAAAATCCGCTCCTTGATCTCTTGAGCGTAATAGTCCCAATCCTGCGGGCCGTAGATGTTTTGTATGATCGTTATGTCCTGCCTGTTGTCGGTGCTGTTCGTCTCGCCCGCCCGATCTACATTCAAAACTTCGCCGGACGTGAAACCGGCAACAAAACTGTCGTTCGGGAAGCCGGGGGGAACGGTGAAATTCTCCGCGCCGCCAGCAAACCCCCCCATGAGAGGACCGCTGAAATTCACCTGCTCATGCAGCCCGCCGAAAGGCCCGCCCGCGGCGATGCCCGAAAAGGACGGGATAGAGCCGATGGTTTCGATCACGATCTGCGCCCGGTACGGGCTGTTTGCCGGGATCAGGTCAAGCGTCTGTTTCAAGCTGCTTACGCTGTCGTTTTGTTCCGCGTAGGCTGCGACAAACTGGTCCGCGTCCCGGCTGATCTGTATGGCCTTGTCCGCGTCGGCGCGGGAAACGAGCCCCATTTGCACCTGTAGGTTTTGCAGGTAATCGAATTCACCCGACGCCAGGCCGTCAACGGCGAGGCGGCTTTCCACCAGGTCGTAAATCCGGCGCTGGTGCGCTTTCGCTAAATCTTCCTCAGCCTGTGCGCTTTCCTTCAATATGTCGTTGTGTTCGTTGTCCAACTCGATCTGCTTGAGCATAAAATCGTTACGCGCGGCCAGGTCTAGGTTTCCCGCCGCCTGTACCGCGTTCTGTTCCATCTGCAAGCGCACTTTCTCGCCCGCGATGTCCTGTAACTGCTGAGCGCGGCTGGCTTCATCTTCGGCAAATTGGGTACTTTCCCGGTTCAGGTCAAAGGCGGTGGACAGGATACCTTTATATGCGTCGGTCAACGCTTTGGCGGCGGCTTCGGCTTCCTTCGTGGCGTCGGTCGTTTCTGACAGCGCCGGGACTAAATCATCCACCTGCATCGCCGCACCGCTGGCCGCATCTCCCATTTCTTCGGCGTTTTCGGCTACGCCCTTTTCGCCGCGTATCAACCCGGCCAGCTCATGCCCCAGCTTTGACGGGAGCATCGTCACCCAGGACAGGTAGCCACCCCATTTCTTTATATCTTCGATGTTTTCCTTGACCCAGGTCGAGAATACCTTTAAGTCGGTTGCCGCCTGTTGGATGTCTGGCAAAAACGCCTCGCCCAAAATCGCCTTGATGTCCGTGAACTGCGCCTTGAGTGTGCGCATGGTATTTGCCAGTCCGTCAGACGTGCGCGCAAAATCGCCTTGCGCGTTAGTGGTCTGATCCATGATAATGGCGTAACGTACTTGCAGCTTTTCGGCTTCGCTCAATGCCTGGACGCTATCCCCCAGGCCCATCTGGAACGCCTTCTGTTTCATGATGGCTTCGTTCATGGCGATACCGTATTTCTTGAGCGGCTCGATTTCCCCCGATAGCCCGGAGCGCAGCGCCATGAGCACTTCGGACGGGTCGGCGTTGTTGAAGGATGCCATATCCGCCGCCAGCTCTACCAGGCTGGTAGACATATCCCCGGCGGCGTCACGGGTCAGGCCCAGCGACGTAAACAGGTTGCCATACGTCCCGGCGGCTTCGAGCGCAGCCTGCCGGGAGATGCCGATATTCGTGGCGGTAGTCTGTGACCAGTCCTGTATTTCCTGTGCGCTATCCCCAAAGACCACGTTTACTTTGTTGACGCTCTCGCTCAGGTCTGATGCGGCCTGTGTCATATCCCAGACCGCAGCGCCCGCAGCCGAAACTGCGCCGATGAAGGCGGCATTTTTTGCCAGGAAACCGCCGATACTCTGGGCTTCCCGGTCTATTTTCTTGGATGCGTCTTTTGTGCCTTTTTGGGCTTTGTCCAGACCCTTCTCATAGTCTTTCGTGTCCAGGCCGAGCTTTACCCAAAGCGTTGCGACTGTGGTCATTTTTCCCTTTGGTCTTCGCCGCCCAGGGCGGCATTGTACATCTGGACAATGCTTATCATTTCATCCACCGTTTGCTCCTTTGGCTTGCCGAATTTCGGCATCAAATCATCAGCTTTTACGTAGTCTCTCCGTTTTCTCCGCGAATTGATGATGTGCGCGGCGTTCAGCGCATGGCCGTAATACTCCGCATCAGCGCCGAACGGCTCCAACATGTAGAACGCGCGCCACTCGGAAAGTTCCCGGCTGTCTACCCTTGCCAGTAATTCACGGACGGTCATGCCCAGGGCCAGGGCTAATCGGAAGCAGAACCGTCTAAAGGGTTTTTTTCGAGATTGTCCGCCAGTTCGTCAATGTCCTGTTTGCTGATAGCGTTTAACTTTACGGCGGCATCGAAAACACGTTGTAGGGCGGCGGCGGACTTTTTGCCGAGGGCAGCAATGTCCTTTGTGGTAAAGAGCAATTCGCCGTTTTCATCACAGGCGGTACAGGCCACTAATTTGGCGCGCACCTGCTCCATGACGACATTGCCTTTTTTATCCCGAAGAATGCTGCCTTCGTATAAATCGCGCTCGTCGCCGGTCATGTTCTTGACGAACACAAAGGCTTCTTTAGGCTTGTTTTTATCTTTCGCCCATTCGGGTACAAAAACTTTCTCGACATGGACATCTTGCGCTTGCAGGATGTCATCTCTGTTCAGCGACATAATCAATCTACTTTCTTCCCTTTCGGGAAACTGCCCCTGTATTGGCTCAGGTTAAGCTAACGTTGGGGAGCCGGTGGGTTTCATCGACACAGAGGCCGTCAAAGCGCCCTCATGCGGCATACCAGGCTCAAAGCCGGTCACGAATGCCGAGAATACCCATTCGGTGCTTGCGGCGTCAGGGAACACCAGCGTGTAGGTCTGCGCAGCCCGCGCTACCATATCGGCGAGCAAGCCGCCCGCCGCGTTCTTGTGCGTGGCGTTAGCGGGGTCATAGACGATCTCAAGCGATAACTCGCCCGAGCGTAGAATCGTCGCTACAACCTCTTCCCATGCGCCCGTACTATCGTGCGCCGTCACATCTTCGGTATCCAGGGATAAGCCGGGTCCTGAGATATTGCGGATCTGTGCGATTGCCGTACCCGCGCCGGATGTGCCCCGGTAGAGCGTGGTTCCGTAAGCGTCATACTTTGCCATGTTGTTACTCCTTATACAAGCGTCGGAACGCCAGAAATCTTGACTGACACAGAAGCGGTCAGGCTGCCTTCGTGCGGTGCGCCCGGTTCAAAGCCGGTGACATACCCGTCAAATGACCATGTAGTCGAAGCTGCGTCGCTGAATACCAGCGAGAAATCCGTCAGGGTTTTGTTTTTCAGCCTGGACACAAGCCCGCCCGCGTCGGTCCCGTCGTGCGTGTTGGCTACGGGGTCGTAGACGATTTCGAGCGTCATTTCCCCGGTCCGCAGAATGGTTCCTACCACTTCTTCCCACGCGCCGGTGCTGTCATGGGTGGTGACATCTTCTGTATCCAGCGCAAGCGCCGGGCCAGAGATGTTGCGCACCTGCGCGATCGCTGTAAGCGCCGTGCCTGCGGTTGTGTCGTTCGATGTAGCGTCGTCTGTCAAACCGCCCGACGTGTCATCGGCATATGCCAGGTTCAGCGTCGCATCATTGGCGGCGGCGATCTTGCGGGTGATGACGATGTTCGGACCATCGGCAACCACCGAAAAGAGCGCGGTAATGTTCGCATCCAAATTCATCGCGGCGGCGGCCTTGGTCGCTACCGCGTCGGCGCTGTCGCTCTCCGCCAGCGTGACGGCGGTCGTGATGGGGGAGCCGGTCATACCGTCGGCGGTCAAAATAAAATTCGCATCGCCAGCGGTTACAGACGTCACCACGACTACGGCGGTTTCTACCTGCGCCGTCCCGGTTTTTAATTGAGTGCCAAAAGCATCATATTCAGCCATTTGATTAACTCCTGTTTTCGACGGTTTGCCTATATTGCGCCTTAGTAATTTCTGCCCACTCTCCCGGCGGCTTTTCGGGAGTTCCAACAACACGCCCCGTCTCGCTGTGTTGCCAATATCTCATTTCATCGCCGGAAAAATCTTTTTCTTCTTCGCTTTTGCGTTCAATGATCTCTGCCAATTCAGTTAGATACTTCTTGGCTAAATCAATATGGAGTAGGGTTCTTTCAATGTTCCCTTGGCGCGCCCACTCATAAGCGATTTGCAATTCAAGTTCAATTTGCGTTTTGTACATGCCTGCTATCCAATCTTTAACCGTCCTGGGTGATTTCCACATCCATCGAGCGGCGGAATAATTGCGCGTCAGGCTCGTAGCCCCCGCGCGTGTTGATGAAAAAAGCGCGACCTGCGGTCATGGTTCCCATCGCGCCGGAGTAGCCCGATAGCGCCGTCTTGATCGCGTCCGCCCCGCTGTTGCAGGTACTTTTGACGTTCGAGTACACGTCGATCTGGAAAAGCGTCCTGTCTTTCAGCGCGGCGGTCAGGCTGTAGTCGGTGGCTTCCGTTACCGTGCGGATAATGGCATACGGGTACACGGCGGGCACTTCGATCCGGTCAATGTAAATCCGCGTGTTGCTTGCGCCAAATGCCGACGTTACGCCCGTTTTGGTGAGCAGGTACGTTCTCAGGTTCGCTTCCGCGTCAGCCATTGGTTTTGCCCTTGACCTTCGCTGTAAACGCCGTCATTGCAGCGCGGGCGACGTTGTTCTCGTTGCCAAACGCGGACGGCCTCACAAACGGCTGTATCGGGTAGTTGGGCTTCGATGCTACGCCAAACTCGATATAGGGCGCGTAGGTTGTTTCCGGGCCGATGTGGTCAATCACTTCCGTGTCACTTGATTCTTGGATGTGCTGCTGTACGCTGTTTTTGGTTAGCGATGTATCCACCGGGACTAACTCGCGCTGCTTGTTCACAATCACAAGCGCGGGCGCTTTCTCGATGTCCAGCAGGTCATTTTCATCAAGGGTGATCTTCTTTAGCAGCGCCATGACTTCGCGGTCGTCAACGGTGGTTTTCATATCTGGATCTTCTTCAAGGCGCAAACATACCCAAACGCGCCCCGGTCTTTTATGCCGATGATCTCAAAGGCGCTGTCCACATAGGTGCTATCGTCATACCGGCCCGTGATGGTGAAGCGGTTGCCCCGCGCCGGGGCGGTTGATCCTGCAAAGCGCACCTCAGCCGATATCTGATCAATGTCCGCGTAATCCTTCCAGCGTTCGAGATCCGGCATATCCGTGAACGAGCAAGCAGTAGCGGTTGATGCGGTGGTTACGGTCGGCTGGCCGTAGCTGTCCAATCCGGTCACGGTATCCTGTAGCAGGTTGCCGGTGTCCCAAAAGGTATAGGCGGCGGTGTCCCGCTGTAGCTGCTTTGCCAGCTGGTTAGACGCGAGAGCGGGCATTACGGACTCCCGTCATAGGCTGCGGTTTCGTCGGTATCTTCGGTTGCCGTGCGGGTCGTGCTGGTGTACTGGTAGCTGTCCGCCCGGTAGGGCAGGGAGATGGTAGCGGACGCGGTAGCGCCGGAAAGACTGACGCCTAACTCCTGCGCTTTCACTTTCAGCAGGTTTTCAAACCCCTTACGGGCTTCTTCGCGGGAAACGGTCAGCCAGTCCAGCCGGAAGTTCGGCTGTGACAGTTGCGTAATGATGTACTTGATACAGGCAACAACCGCGCCGCCTACGCTCCCCTCGATGGTCAGCAAGGCGTTTATGGTTTCGTCCGCCAGGTACGCGCCGTCCGAGTTGGTATCTCCCACGTGGAAGCGGGTTTTTGCTAAGTCGGTAGAAAGGTCGGTTGCAAAAGTGAAGGTCATTGCTACCCGTCCAGCCAAACTCCGAGCGAGACATGCAAGTCGGTAACGGCGGTGTACGTCGGTGTAGCGGTTGCGACCAGATAGCCGTAAATCTTGCCAGTGTCGGTCTTGAAATCAATGTTGAGTAGGTCGGTGCTTACCCCGTGACCGATCATGGCGACCGCATTGCTGTTGATGGTTTCATAGTCCGCCGCTTCAAACAGGATCTTGCCGATGTAGTTTTTCAGGTCGGCAACGACGGGCGCAAAGGCAGCGTCATCAAGGATCGCGGTCGGGGATGTGTCAAACAGGTACAGGGTCAACTCGGCTTTTTCGTTGTCATCATCTACAAGCCGCGCCCAGCGCACAATTCCAGATCCGGCGGCGTTCGAGACATCAAACGTAATCAGCCCGCCAACTACATCGTTGGCGGTATAGGCGTCGTCGTCTATGGTCAGCGCCGCTTCGACGGTTTTTTGTCTGCCAAGTATCATGGCTACTCCTAGAAGGGCAGGCTATGCGCCCGCCCTTTTCTGGTAGAGTCGATTAATCGAGGTCGTCAGCGATAGTTCCACCGGCGAGCGAGTTCATGTTGTCAACGGCAGAAATGTCGTCCGTGCCTCCGGTGACAAGCGCATCAGCGCCCACACAGGCACGGTTCCCAATTGCGACACCGTAGGAGCCTTGAGTAATGCAGGTGGTGATAGTGCCATCTCCTGCGGCTACCATGAAGGTGTTGTAATTGGTCGTTCCCTTTGTGGCGGAGTTGGTAATTGCGCTGGTAAGGACGTTTCCATCTCCAATGAAGATGTCGTTATGGTCGCAGCGCGCACCAGTAGCAGATGAGCCAATCGTGATGAGGCTGGCACAAGTTACATCGTCTCCGCCCTGTGACACAAAGATGTTGTGGTGCGAAACCTGTCCCCACGCCCCGCCATCCCCCGCACATAAAATCGCCTCAGCCGGGGTTGTCGTCCATTGCAGCGGAAAGTAATTGTGGTGGATGTTCAGCCCGTAGGACGTGGCGGCAATGGTGATATGCGAAGCGTCCGCGTATGGTTTCAGGTAGAAACCTGCAATTTCAATCGAGGCGTCGCTAACCGCAAAGATCGCCGTTTCTGCTGTGTTTTGGTGAATGCGGCAAGCATTGGTAGCGCCGCGTTCCAGTCCAAGACCGGCGGGGCAGACGAGATGAACGCTCTTTTTACTGAGCGTAAGCGCCGCCGTGATGTCATAGTCGCTGTCAGACGGCTGAAGGATGACGTAATCGTTACGCCCCTCGACACACGCATCCAGCGCGGCTTGAATAGCCGTATGGGACGATGCGGCTGTAGCGCTGTGAACGCGCCAAGTACCGTCTGGGTATTGCCCCTGGTGTTCATTGAGAAAAGCGCTGTAATAGGGCTCGTTGGTCTTGATAACAAAGTACACGTTACCAATGCCGAGTGGGCCGACCGGTACGCCGCCGAATTGATAGAGCATATCTCCGAATGTGGTCATGGTTCTCTCCTTTGTGGATTAATCCACGACTATACGGAATGGCCGTATACCCATTCCCATGACGAGAAGCCGAGAGAGTACCTCATATATCCGCGCCATTTTGACGTCAGCAGGAAGTCGCTCTGCGGGTCAAGCGCGAACTCAATCGGAACGCGGTTGAACCACCAGAGATGCTGCTTGGCAAGCTGGCTGTCGATCATGAACCAGTTGTTCGCGTCGGTCAGGTAGTCCCAAGCGACCACTTGCAGGCCCATGCCAGCGACAAAGTTCAAATCGTTATCGCCACTGCCTGGCTTATTGGGTGTCTGGACGATCACATAAGCTTCATCTTCCAGCTCAGGCGGGACCAGCAAAATGTCGGGCATGACCTGGATCAGTTCGCCCCGGTCATCCTTGAACTCGCGCATCAGGCGGCGGGTTTCGATGACCGCATCGCGGGACAGCGCGCTTGATCCGGCGTTGTCCTGCGTGGTCGCAGTGTTGGCGGGGTTGGCGGGGTGAGCGTCGTCACAAAGATACTGGCTGTCCGCGCCCAGGCCGGAAGCGAAGGCGTTGTTGAAGATGTTGGCGGCGTCTTTCTCGCGTTTCCGCATTGCCGCCAATGCCAGCCCAGCGGGGCGGGCGTTGATGATGTTGTACTGGTCGTCGTCAATCAGTTTGCGTTCTACGGCGAAGCCGCGCGCATATTCCACGTGTGTGAACGTGGTTTTGTAGCCCTGGTCGAAGTTGTCGTACTCGATAGCGCCCTTGTACTCGTTCCAGTCGCCGAAGCCACCAGCGCCCAGGGCGGACTCGGTAGCCATAGTCGAGCCCTGCACGTTGTAGAACAGCGGCGCTTTAGCCGATGCCGCCAGCGCGTTCACTTGCTTGAAGAAAATCGAGCGAAGACCAGGTTCGAGCAGTTCTGCCCATTGTTCTGAAATTGTGGTCATGTCTCACGCTCCTTTTACGTGTTACCGAATGAAGTATCGGCAAAAACCACGTAAGCCAATACATTTCCGTCGTCATCGGTCCCGGTATCTACCAGGATCAACGAGCCGCCGCTTGAATCGCTGGCCGAAACGGTGTTGCAATCCGCCGTGTCGATGGTCTTGGTGTAGCCCACCACGAACGCGGTAGTTGTCGCGTCCATCGAGCATTTCCAAACCTGATTGCGGGTCAAGATTGCCACTTTTGCCTTTGTGGTCCCGGCGGTGATATCAGCAGCCGCCACGGCTTCCTGCATAATGCCGGTCACTTCCGTGGTTGTGACGGTTACTTGATCGATATAACCGTCGGATGCCATAAGCATCAGGTCGCCGACCTTGTGAGCGGCGGCGACGCCTAAAGTAAAATCGCGTATCACTGGAGTGTTGTTCGAGCCGTCCAGCATATACGCGAACTCAAATCCTCTAGTAGCCATAGTTTGTTACCTCATCCCCATTCGGGGTTTTTAATGTTTGAGATATTTCGCGTACTCCTCAGGCGTTGCGCCCGTCTTGCGGGCAGCTTCTAGCTGTTCTGGCGTGAGTTGTACGGCGCTTTTTCCGTCGCCGCCTTTCTTGCCTGCCCCAATGTCGAACGGGGTGGACTTGGCAAGCAGCGCGCGGTTTCGTGAAATCCAGCGAAGCTGTGCCTCAACGGATAACTCCTCAGGAATAAGCCCGCGCCTTTCTGCCGGGATTTCTTCGATTGCGGCGGTCAGCGTTTCCCTTAGCGTTGTCTCGAAAACTTCCAGCTTTTCAGCCTTCGGTTTCGCGTCCGCCAGTTCTGCGGCGGTACGCTCGTACAGCGCCTTATAATCTTCGCTTTCCTTGAGCCGCTTCGTCTCGGCTTCGTTGTGCGTTTTTTCCATCGCGGCTAAACGTTTTTCCAAATCCTTGCGTTTCTGGATTTCGTCATCGAGCCGCGCCTTGGGGATCATGTGTTCGGTTTCGGTTTTTTTCGTCTCCGCAGACGCGTCTACATGGTCCTGCTTGGCTTCATCCTGGTTGTCAACGTTCTCGGCTTTCTCTTCTTCTGGCATTTCGGTATCCTTTCCTGTTCGTTTATTACGCTCAACGCAGCGGGGAAATAAAAAAACCGCCTTTCTCTCGGCGGTTCCCATCGGGGAAGTGACCGGAAAAAAGCGGCGGTTTACATTAGGTAAAGTGGCCTAGTATTCAGTTGTGGTGTGAGTGCGGGAACACTCACACCTAAGGACGGCATGCAAGCACATGCACAACAAGATTATATCACAAAATTACTCAACCACGTGAGCGCCTACGCCAATAACAGCGTCGCTGCTGCTAACGGGCATCGTCCGCCGCCCATTCCGCTCGTACCACTTGCGGAGTTCTACGGTACGCGGGGAGATGCCGATCAGCTTTTCGATTTCGTCCAGTTCGGTCAACAACGAACGGCGCTTGGCTTCAAGGTAGTTTCGGAATGGTTGGAATATTTCGTCTGTCATTTGACCACCTTTCTAAATGAATTTGCCAATTCTCTCATTGCGTTACCCCAGGCAAATAACAACTTCGCAGCATCATGTCCATACGTACCCTCAGGATAGTATGCTAGATTTGACCGCGCAAGAGTCCGTGCCTGACGCGCCTTGATCTGGAAATAGGCCCGGAATATTTTCAAGATAATCATTCGTCCGCCTTTCTGCTATCGTTCAATCCCTTTAGTGTCCTGGCTATCATCGTCACGCTGATTTCTGTGTCTCTCTTGTCTCTCTGCATAGGCGCAAGCAGAAAGTGACAAAGTTCGTGAATGACAATACTCTCAATTTCGTCGTCGTCTTTCTTTGCAATCTTTTTCAGGTTGAAGAAGATACTGCCTTCCAAATAAGGCCAGTTGAAAAACGAGATAGCGTCCGTGCTTTCGTCGGCTTCATCGGGCATGTCGTCAAAGCCTTCACAGGTATTCATGCTGAACTTCCAGCCCCAATGAGAAACGATCCATTCCCAATCGTGAAAGTATTTGCGTAGCTTTTCGGTGGTTTCTTCGGGTGTCATTGGTTCCTCGTGTATAATGCGACATGGCAAAAGGTAAATATTACACTCCTAAAGAAATCATCGATCCGGCGGCGGGCAGCGGCGGGTATTTGAAACACGCTGCCGATTTGCTTTCTAATCCACCGTATAGCGCGAAAAAGCGTAACCGCTTCTTGAACTGGCTTAGGCGATTGGTGCATCGTCTTTTTCATTGGTTCACCGTATAAAACCCTTCCGCTTCTGTTTCGCCTATCGCTTGTTTCAGGCTGGCTTCTACGACCTGTTTCCCGAATACTTCGTCTTGATGCTCACCCACAAACGACTGAAGCGGTGTCCCGGCCTTGAACGCCCGCCACTTCGCCGGGGAATGCACAAATGACGCTTGCTGTTTTTGCCGCGCTTCCGGTAGGGACGCGAACCATTCCGGGCCAGTCTGCCATTTTGTGAAATTGCGTTTTCCGGGTAGGCTATCGGCCTGCATAGAATCGGGATGCTCAGGCCCACCGGGAACGACGTAAAACTCGGAACAGTATCCCCGGTAATGATCGTCCACACGCTCCCCAGGCGCTAACTCCGTTCCATGCAGGGCGATGCAGGACAGGCAGCTTGTCGGCTTCAGCGCGCTTACCCTGATCTTCTTGACGATATACTGCCCGTTCATCAGTTCCATGGCGGCGCTTGCGTCCCGGTAGGCTGTGACCTGCAGCGTCCTGGTCAACGTCTCAGCGGCGCGTTTCGGTAGGGCGGTGGCCACGTGCCGCAGTTGCGCGGCGGTGTACTTCGGCCCCCAGCCGGATTGAACCCCTTCCAGCAGCGTATCCCGCGTGATCTTGGCATACCCCGTACCCCAGGCTTCCATTCGCGCAATCCACGCGGGGCTGTCCACGTAGTTGGTCGCAAAGTCAAGCACGGTCGGCACGTTCCAGATAACCCCGGCGCGCTTCGTCTCTGCGATGTACAGCGCCAACGCCTGCGGGGATAGCGGATCGATCTGGGTCGTCTGCGCCAGCCGTTGCGTAAAGCCCAGGAATACCTTAGCGGTTACGGCGGCGATAGCCAGCGTTTGCCCCCCCGCCTGGATGTCGTTGTCGCTGGCAACAATCAGCGTTTGCGCGGCAACGAAAGCATCTTCCTGCGCACCCAGGGCTTTCAGCAGGGCGGCATTATCCGCTTTCATGCGCTCGTCTGCCGCCGCCAGCCGGTCGGCTTCGTCATCAAGTTCCTTCAAAGCGCGTTGCAACTGCGAGCCCGGCGCGTTCGTGATCGCCTGGATCTGCAAGAGCATCCGGCCGGCTGCCTTGAGATAAGCGCGGTCAAGCGCAATCAGGGTGGCTTCGGTGGGGGAGTAGGGGCTAGACATCCTTGTGCCAGAACAGCGGTTTACGCGGCAAGTTTCGCCAATGTGTAATGACGTTGTATATTCTTGGCTCTTCGTTGTTATCTGCCGCATGCCAATGCGGGCCACCATAGCACTCGCAATAAAACGCCATGACGATTTCGCCGCCCGCTAAAGCCAAAACAGGCTTTTCAAATGGGGGCTTTTTCTTCGCTACAGAAAACCAAAACATCTCAAATCCTTTCTACGCTCCAACCAACCCCGGCACGATCAGCCGGTCAAGGTTGATACCTTGTTGGTTGGCGGCTTTCTCGATCTCATCATTGATGTCATCCTGTGACATTCCCAAGAGCACCCCGATGCGCTTGACGAAAAACTCGTCAGCGAACAGTCCCGGCGCTTTCTCTCGCAACTGTACCAGCGTCGCAATCCACGCGTTTACGTCGAGCAGTTCCGGCGATTTCCAGATGACGTTGACTGAGCCAAACGGCGGCGCGTTCTCGCCTTCAAACGTGTTCTGGATCTCGGCCGTGAGTGTGACAAGTTCCTTGATCGCGTCGCTGTTCTGATGCTGGAAACGCTCGACCTTCCCCAGCAGGCCGATTTCTAGCTGCTTCAACGCTTCGCCGGATAGGTTGCCGTCGGCGGTTACACCGTAAATCGGGGTCTGTGTGCTTTGTGACAACTGCTGCACGATCTTGTCGATCTGGTTGGTGTATTGGCTAAGGTCGGTGGCTTCAAACTGGCCGACTGCCGCCGCTTGCAGAAATTGCACCTGTGCTTCGGTCATATCGGTGATAATGGCCCCGTTCGCATCCTTGAGCACCAGATTGATCACGCCGCCGGGGGTAATGCCGTCCACGTCGATTTGGAAGCCCTTGGACCACAGCAGCTTGAAGGCGCTAAACTCGGACGCCATGACCATACTGTGCAGGGTGCGGTTTAGCACGTCCTGCAACGGCACGGCGGGCCGCAGCTCGCTCTCGCCGTAGCTGGTGTAGTTGTCCTTCTGGTTGGCAAAGTGGACGATAGGCAGGCTGCGGGACTGCAAGGGCCAGGGCTGGGCATTCGTAGACAGGTCAACCGCCGTAACTGTCCCATCAGGGTTGACTTCCACGTCCATGCCCGGAAAGATATTATCCGCGCTGACTTCCTGCCCGCTTTCGTCGCCCGTCCAGTAGCTTACCTGGCCCGGCTGGTACACGACCACTTTGACAACCGCCTGGTTTGTATCGCCAGCCGTGATGTCCTGCGTATCGGCCTCAGACCACAGCTTGCAGGCCCAAACAGGCTTCCTGGTCATTTCGTCAAAGATGACTTCCACACCGCTAAAGCCGTCGTATGCGGGCTCCGATGTCCACAGCGCCGTTTCCGGATCCACCATCACATAAGCGTCACCGTCTCGTATCGCGCCCCGATACCATTCCGACTGTTGCGCGTCGAAGTCGTTGCGGGCCAGCGTTTTATCCAGCCATTCCTTAGCGCCGTCGCTGTCCAGGGCCAGGTTAGACACGAACAGCCGCCCGGCCATCTTATCCACGATGACGCGGCAATAGTTATCGTTGAAGTCGGTCATATCGGCGTTGTCGGTGTTTAGCCGTAGCATTTTCCGCATTTCGGTGGTGATGTCCGCCCGGTGGTCGCCGCGCTCATAGTTGCGGTACAGCGCCACACGCGCCCCGCGCTTGATGATCGCCGCCTTCCACGAGTTTGCCGCGTCTATGGATGCGTAAAGGGCGGGGTCTGTGTGAGCGAGTGCCGAAGTGATAAGTCCGCTGTTGTCTGTAGCCATGTTCTCTCCTAAAAGCCGGGCCGTCTGTTGTCCCGGTCTTGGTCCTTACTTCCGTGAATGTAATTGCTGGTCGTGGCGCGCGGGTTGATCTGTGTCCCGGCAAAAATCAAATTGGCAAGCAATAAAGATTCGCCTTTATCGGGGCTTCTTCCAATCCGTTTTTTGATTTCATCTTTCCCTTCGATCAAAACACCCGAAACAAAAACGTTGTATCTTGCGCTGCATAAGTCGGCTATGATCTCGTTTCCCGGCGGCAATGCAACATCATCGCCAAACTCAGGATCAAGCGCATCTCGCATTCTCCAATAATATTCCGCTCGGATATTGCGCATTTTCAGTCTGCCGCTTCTGTCTTTGTAGGCAGAACTACCTGAGGCGTTGACCGGATTTACTTTGTACATCGTTTTCAGGCTATCGTAAGCAGATGAACCAATCGCCACAACGTCGATATTTATCACGCCAGGTATTTCATTCCCCAGTGCTTGCCGGACAAATTCGGCGGCAATCGGGCCATCTTTGACGATAATCCCCGGCCATGCCGTGATTTCATCGAACCAATTACCGTACCGTTTCGCTAGAGCCATATTGTCACTCCCGCCGCGCGCCGGGTCCAATCCCGCCGCAGTAAGTGACATATCTGGCTTCGCCCGCTCTGCCCAGCGCCTTTGTGCCTGTCTGACCCAATCGGTTGGGATGACCTGGAAGGGGTCAGGTAGCGCCGATGCTTTGAAATCACCATAGAGAAGTTTTGAGCGCAACGGCTCGGGCAGGGATTGCAGAATAGAGCGGTAGCGATTGTCTTGAGAATAAAACGGGTTATCGTCCAGAAACGCCGGAATGAATGTACGGGAGCGGGGGTAAATGGTTTCATTCCCAACTTTGACGGGATCTCCATTTGTGAACTCTCGTTCTTGTCCGTCAATGGTCGCATACCAGCGCAGCTCCCCAGGCTTTGCTGGGTTCGGATGTTTTTCGTCCAGCCACGCGCCCCAGCGTTCAATAATCCAGTTGCCGGATTCATCAATAGGCGGGTTGCCGGTTGCCAATACCCGCACTCGCTGGCTCGGGTCTGTGCTACGGTTCCACCCGCATATAAACTCATATTGTGACTTTGTAAATTCCGGTAGTTCATCAAATCCCTTTAGGTCATGTGGCCGACCTTGCCAGTCTGTCTTATTTTCTTCATATTGCACCGCGCCAAATTCAATTGAGCGCCCATCCGGAAATGTCCAGCTTTTATCAGATTTATTTTCTTTAGCTGCATCTCCAATGATCTCTCTGCTTCTCCTGATGACGCCTTTCAGGTTCGGATAAATGCGCCGGAAGATGACACTCTGTTTGTGGCATTCCGCCGCCATTCCTATCAATAAATCTGTTTTTCCACCACCCGCCGCGCCTCCATAAAACACTTCGTCGGCCTGCGACAATAACGCCATCCATTGCGGCTTACTCTGCGGTATCCATTTCACTTGCTTTCTTTGCATCCGATCCAGGTAAGACTTCTCGGATGGCATCAGCAAGTGTAGATAGGGCTCTATCATATCTATCATCGTCTATTCCGCTTTCTATCGGCTTGCCGCCACTGGTTAGGTCGGTTCGATCCACAAACTTACCGTGTACCTTCAACACGTCACGAATAGCAGCGTCAGCAGCGTACAATTCCACTTCAAGCGTTGTGCGTTCCTCATCATCATCGTCCTGCTTCCTGCCGATTTTGGTTGTGGTCGTTTGCTTTATTTTCTTTATGAGCTTCGTCAATCCCTTGCGCTTGGCTTCCTGCATATCCAGATTGAAGCCCATTGATGTAACGTCCATAATCTCGCCCATATCGCCGCGCGCTATGTCTGCAAGCAGCTTCAGGGCTTCGTCAGCAGACATGTGGACTTCAGCCAGCCGGGATTGTATGGCTTCGGAAATGTCAACTTTTGTCAACAATTTATTGCCAATTTGCCGCGCCGTTTTCTCCGAATAGCCAACACGCCGGGCCGCTTCGGCTGCGTTCCAGCATGTTAGATATTCTTCGACAAAGGCACGTTGTTTTCTGCTTGCCATCTACCCCAGCCCCACCAGCAGCAACACCCCCGCGATGATCCCGGCCACGCCGCCGACCACCAGCACCCAGCGGGGTAACGCCGCGCCGCACAGGTACAACCCGGCAATGATGAGATAAATAGGTAGTGCTAGATTTAGAATGTTCATGGTAATCTCCTGTTAGTAGGTTACTTGTCTGACAACTTCGTAGAACGTTCGTTCGGAAGGGCAGTGGGGGGGTGCTCCGCCAGCAACCCAGCCACGATCTCCAAGACTTTCTCCGGTGTCTCGGCGGCGTATTCGCCATCGCCCATATAGCCCAATTCGCGCTGACCATCCATAACGATATAGCCGGTTGTAAGTTTCTGAATTGTTATCTTGTTTTCCATTTTTTACCTTCACTTTCTTGTTGGTGATAATGATTTTTATCAAAAGCATACCTAATTGGTCGCCTTTCTAGGCGCTCCCCTACCTTCACCGCTCGAGCCTTTCAACTCATGAAGTGCAAGCCTGTATCGTTCCTTCTGCTCAACGATACATTTAGGGATAGAGTATCCCCGTCCCTTACCTTCGCCGCGTGTTTGTGATGCGCGGTTGAATTTCTGTACAAACTCAACGGCAATCTGCGCTTCACGTTTCTTGTTGCGTAGGTATGGCAACATGGCCATCAGTAATTCTTTTGCGTCTGCCGGACAAAGATGCCACTGATAAAAATCGCCGCTGCAACTCTGCTTCTTGTGTTTGTGGATCTTCCCAAGTCCGGTGATTTCCATAAACTCAAATAGCGGCTGATCACCCTTCTGACCAATGACAACCTTGAGAGTATAGGCGGGTGTAATGTTGTTCTTGCCCTGATACTTGGAGATTGATATACACCCCTCGCCATCAAAGAACCCCGCAATATAGGCTTTCTGTACTTCCGTAAGCTCGTTCATGTTTGCTCCAAAAGCAAACTCCACCAACCCAAGGCCGTTCTGTTGTCTGGACAGTACGGGGGTTGATGGAGTAATGCTATTATAAAGCAAAGAGCGACCCTTTACCATACCGTCCAGACAAGCCAGATTATAACACATTTGTTCCATACTCTGCCCAATCCCTACTTCACCAACCACGCGTTCATTCTTTCAGACTGATACTCGCGCCGCGCATCTTCTAAAATCTCCGCGCGGAATTCGTCTGCCGTCATACGGAACGACCACAGAAAAATATCAAAAGCAATGCCACCTATCCGCTCACGAATGTAGTCCCACAGTGTTTGTTTACCCATTAGTCAATCTCCTTTCGTTCTCCAGTTTCCAGCTCACCACTCCAACCGCCTGATCGCCACCCGCCACGCCTGCGGCAAGGATTGAGACCAGATCCAGCGGATCAGCAGCAGCAAAGCGAGCGAGTACAAAGCGAGTAGTTTCATCGTATTGTTGTTCTATGGAAGTTCCGAGAAATCCATAATTTTGTAATGTATCGCCGCTTCGGTGAGCGCCCATTGCACACCATAGACAATCCCAACCCGGCTCCCCGATAATTCCACGCTCCCGCCATACGTGCAGGTATGATTGTCAACCAATATAATTTGCTCATCGCTCCACGTCGCGCCGTCATCGTCGCTCGTCCGGTAGCAGGTCACTCCGCCCCCTGTGGACTGGCGATACAATGCAATGATCTTGCCCGTCGAAAGCTGCGTCATTCGCGCAGCCGATTGTCCTGCAAAACCAGATGCAGCCGCGCTCCACGTTGCACCGCTGTCTGCTGATGTGGAAAACCATATTTCCGTATTCGCAGCCTCGCGGATACTCATCAATAAACTGCCGTTTGCCAGTAATAGCACATTTGGCTCATAGTAGTGGCGACTGTCTGCCGAGCCGTCCCCCACCAAAACCGGACTACCCCAGGTCGCGCCGTCATCCGCAGAGAAAATAACGCCGCAGTCTATTGCGCCGCCCGCGCTGCCCCACCAGGGACAGACCAGCGTACCATCTCCCAATTCAACGACCGGCCCGCCCTCCG